GCACCATATGAACCTCCACCATAAGGTGAAGTGAATTGAACAACACTCACACCATATCCATTAGGAAAGAAGTGACGAGCAGCAATACCACTATCAGGGTAGTTGACATGTGGTTGAAAGTTAAGATCAGAGAATTTCATAATCAATTACCAAATCGTTGTGCCCAGAGTGAATAAGAATGGTTTTTCATGTGTTCAAGCAGTTCATAACGTTGACGTACCTCAGAATCTTCTGGAAGATCATAAACACAAGGAATGGCAAGATCCATTGCATCAACAGCATGGCACAGAATAGAATTCAGAAGATCATGCTCTTCATAAGTAAACTCCATCATAACAGGGTTTTGATCAATCATAATGGGTTTCTCTAGTCAGTTCAGTGGTTTCCATTTTGAAAGTGATTGGAGATGAGTGTCTCTCATCTGAAGTTATTATATGCCATCTTCACTCGCCAGTGGGTGTGGGATGGACAGTTTGAGGATTGGTCCATTTCTCCTCTTTCCAAAGAACTTTCAAAGACTTATCAAAAACCATGAGAAATCTGTGCTTTTGACTTCTTTTGCGATATTCTCCTTTCAATCCTTTTCCACCACCTCTGGACTTTTTAGTATAACTTCCATCATCATTTAGAATCCAAAAGTCTGCTACATTTGCAGATGTCATTCCATAATATTTGAAATTAGATGCTGCATAGATCACACCTTTATGAAACTTTCCATCAGCATATGATAGGATTGCTCTCACGCCCACATCTTTGCGAAATTGTTTAATTGCTTTTGATACAAACCAAGAAGTAATGTTATATTCTTCTGCTTGCACATCAGGATGAATACAAAGACGCGATAGTTCAAATAATCCATCTTGATCTTCTCTTGCCAGTCCAAATGCAGATACTGCAATTTCTGGAACTGGAATTCCTGTGAATACTATGGCACCTACTGCGCCGCCGATATTTAATACGTCAGTAAAAGATTTTTTATATAACGCATAGTTGTATCCACTTCTAAAATCTTTCGATATATCTTTTAGATAATGGTGAGTGTATAATAAGTCTTTTATTGCAGACTTAGGAACTCTTTCAATGTAATAATCACTTTTCATTTGTTTTCGCCAAATAATCAATGTTAGGAACTCTACTTATTTTCCATCCTTTATGGTGACTTTGCAATCCTCTAGATGTTGCGTTGACTTTAGAAATAGTTAATTCATTTTCTTTAGAAAATTTTACTATATCATATGTTTCCGTGATTTGACCAGTGGGAGATGTAAAAGTATAGATGTAAGGGCAGTACAATTTTTTATTTTTTTCCATATTAAAAACACAAGATTTTTTTATTTTTTTCTTATGTTCTTCTGATAAGGTTTTGCCTTTATGTGCGAGACTCATTTTATTTTTACTTTCTGGAGAAACAAATTTTCCAATGTTTTTTTCTCTGATTTTAATTTTAACTTCTTCAGGTCTAGATTTCCCAAAATTTGGATTGTTTTCTCTACTCAATGCTTTACTGAGTTTTTTCCTTGTTTTTTCAGAATGAGTTTTCCCATAAAAAGGATTATCTTTTCCTATATATTTTCCTTTTTTAGAATTGCTTATTTTTTTTCTGGTTTCTTTAGATAAGGTAAATCCTTGTCCACCATCAGTTCTATTGTGGAGAATACCAGTTCCTAAATCTTTTCTACCAAATACGACAATCATATACTTTTCGTGCTTAAATGCTTCTTCCTCTGTCAAGTTCTGTTTGAGGAATATTATTCTTGATTTGTCTTTAGGTGGTTTTACGTCATTTTTCTTTCTTTTATAAATTCTATCCCCATTTCCTTTACCTATGTAGTAAGGAGTTCTATTTTTACGCAAATATGCGTAAGTATAAAACCTATTAAGATTTGACATAACTGCTCTCATATTGACCGCATTTATATTTATTATACGAAGGAGATTTCTCTCCTTCGACCCTACAGATTGCGGTCAAATAAGGCAAATGTATTTATCACAAAATCACTCTTCATTTATTTGCAAAAGAAATTAAGTCTGAATTGAATATTTTTCTCTTAGAGTTCATCTTAAGAGATTGGTATTTATTATAGCACATTTCAAGCAAAAGTTGTCTTACTTTAGGGTGCGATAGAGCAGATATGTAACTTTCATAATTTACAGAATCTGGAACTTGAAAACAATCACAACCATTACGATTATTTGCAATTTTTTCATATTTATCAAAAGATAGTTTCTTTTTTATATTTTTGTTAGTGGCACTCGTATAAACACAAATTATATTTTTATTCCAAGAAACCTTTTTGTCTAATTGCTCTTTAATTGTAAAATCTTTTCCTGTTAAAGAAACAAAGTCAAAAGTATTTTTGTCATTTACATTTTTAAGATAAGAATAAAATTCTTCATTATAGGTTTTAAGTATAACTTCAGAGTTTGCATCTACCTCAATAGATTTTCCACATGAATATACAACTTGAGTCAATTTATGCTTTTTTTGTTTTGTTGCGTGCAAAATGCAGTGATCACCCTTCACATAAACAGTATCAATCTGAAACCATTTAAAAACTGTTTCTTTTTTTGATTCAACAGCATCTTGAAACTGAAGAAGAATATGTAGGGGAAATCTTCCTTTTAATTTACCCCCATCTTTCAAAAACATTCCCATACAATGAATAAACCATCTGAAAGCACATGTTGTGGTTTTCTTTTGAAAAGAAACATTATCATCCACATCTATCAATACAGTATCATAAAGATCGCCAAACTCATTTTTGGTAATTATTTTTACAAACTCTTCTTTAGCAAACCCCTCATAATTTGGAGCATCAAAACCACAAATACGAGATGCAACCCAAAGATGTGGTGATTGGGCAACTAATGTTTTTCCCTCAGGTTGCATTAGTTGACAAAAATCTTTTAGAGAAACAATATCCTGGATTATGGCAAGATTTTGTTCTTTATTAAGAACTTGATACTGTGCAAGTTGTTCTTGGGAAAGTTTCATATGATTGGTGTGATAAAGTAAAAATAGCACACCCCCATCTGGATAGGGATGTGCCATGTGACAGTTTTTATGCTGCCAGAGAAAGGAGATTATCTTCTAAACTTTTTTGAAGATAATCTTCAAGAAAAGTGCTATGAATCCATTCAATTTCAACATCTTTCTTCATATGTTCGAGATTATTGTTCGTGCCATCAATTACTTCCTCAGATTCTCCACGACCTGATGTTTCTGTGTAGATATATTCCAAAGGAACTCCATGTTCAAGCAAGGAATTTATAATCAGTTTAATCATTGCAAATGATTCCTCAGTATCATCTGCATGTTGAACTACAGTCACAACTCCATATTTTTTCCAAGGACCAGAAGATCGAGTGCAACGTCCAATAGTTTGGGTGATAAAAATATCATTTGCATTGGATCGCATAAAACAAACTCCTGTAAATTGTTTAATATCAATTCCTTCAGAAATCATTTCATAGTGAAGAACAAGAAGTTTAGTATTTGTATCTTCACCAAGAGTTTTGAGAAGATCCATAAACTTTTCTTTCCTCATGTATTTTCCATCAAAATAACCTCCATTTTTGGAATCTACAGAAAGAACATGATAACCTTTTTCACTCGCCCATTGTTGAAAATTGGTTTTAGATATTAGATCTTTAATATTTTTTGTACCCCTCATGCAATATAAAATTTTATGTGCTTGAGCATCTTGAAAATGCGTTTCATAATACTCTACATTTTCTTTAATGGTTTGAAAATCAACTTGCTCAGAATAACAATCTTTAATACAAGAAGTTGATTGTTGATGGTGAAGATATGGGGGAACAATATATCCTTTATCTACAAGATACTTGTAAGAAACTTGTGTAATTATTTTCCCATAAACAGATTCGTTGTGCATACCTGGACCATTTTTTGTTCCAGATCTACTGTACCTAGGAGTGGCCGTGAAGAAAAAACAATTTTTTGCTTTTTTGCTAATTTCCTTCACATCAGAAAAGAAATTACTTTTAGTTGAATTATGCGCTTCGTCAAAATAAGCAACATTGATGGGAATATCAGAGTCAATAACGCTCCTCAAACTATCATAGGTGGAAAACAAAATCAAAGGTAAATTTTGCTTCTTTGATTTTTCATAAGTTTCAACAATATCATCAGGTTTAGTTGTTGGATATTCTGATTGAATTTTTACTTTCTTACCAATACGATTGAACCTTTGTGATTGGGAACTTATTTCGCGATGATGAAATTCATAATCATGCAAATAATTATCGAATTCTATCATCAATTGTTGACTCAACAAAAGACGAGGCGATACTACAAGAATTACATTTTGTGGGGAAAGAAATCTTTTAGTATCTTCCATGATGCAAATTGTTTTTCCAGAACCTGTTGGAGAAACGATGATTCCACGATTTTGTTTTTTCAGATCAGAAATAATTTCATCTTGATGTTCGCGAAGACCACCAATTCTTTTAATTTCTTCAATTATTTGCATTAAGATTCTCCTTCACAGTGTTACGAAAAATAGTCCAAAAAGCAACATTATTGTTGACTCTCCTTGAAATTAGTTTGCGATTAAGGCAAAGTGCCTGATCAGCATAAGCATGTGAACGATGAATACCTGCAGCGGAAGTAAAACAAATTAGATTTTTTCCGTTAGGTCTCCAACCCTCATTAAGACTTGCGGTGGCATGATTTCCAACATTATGTTCGTTGGTGAGATACTTATCAGGATCAGCAACAAATTTACATTGGACAGTAGCAAGACTACCATCAAGAGTAGATTTACCGAATCCATCAATACCATTATCAAGACCTAGATTTGGTTCATAATCCCAAAGATATGTGAAAGTGTGATCTCCATTATGAAACTTGAAGAAAAACTCAGCAAAAAATTCCCAACCATCACCCATATATTGAAGTGGATTATAACAATCAGGATCTTGCTTTGATGCCTGTTTAATCAGACGACTGATGAAAACAGAAAGTTTGTTGGTTTTAAGAAGAAAATCAAGATCTTCACAATTGTGAAGAAAATGATGCTTCAGTTTATACATTTGATTGTGTCCTGTGTGGAGCAAAGTAATTATAGCACACTCAGACTCGTCAGACAAACACTGTGCCACTTTGTGGAGTGGCACGATGCTGCTTAATGAATTTTTGTGCCTGCAAAACAGTTTTTACGTCTTCAAGTTGTTGACCTTGAAAAAGGATAACATACCTCTTTCCCCATGGTACAGCAGCATATCCATCGGAAGTTTCAAATCCAGTTTTTGAATTAGTTGTCATTTTACATAATCAGCAACAAAATTACCTTTTACAAATACCTCATCAACAACGTTTTCTACGCGACGTGCTGTGGAAATACCTACCTTATTATCATACACTGGAATTACGACTTTGCCAAATGGTTTGGCATAATTCTCAAAGTCGCCAGGAATCAGATCTCCAGTCTTCATACGTTCAGTATCTTCAGGACTCACACGAATACAACGACCAATACTTTGAACAGTAGATACAAAGTTTTGATTCCTCATAAAGATACAAGATTGAATCCCAGGAACACTAATACCTTCAGTTAGGATGCCAATATGAAAGACAATAAACTTACGTTTAGGGTCTGCACCATATTCAGAAAGAGTATTCAAAAATTCAGATCGACAGACTTTGTTTCCATTGACAAAAGCACCATACTTTGAAGTGATCCACATCACATCATATCCATTACTACGCATCTCAGAAATGAGTGCGGTGGTTGATAGCATTTGATTCAGAACTTTAGTATTAGGTGCAACAACCAGCACTTTGTTCATGTCATCTTCATTGAGAATAGAATCGCAAAGTGTGTAGAAGTCGCGTTCTGCCGCATTCTCTTTGTCTCGTGCTCCAGCAACCTGAACTACAGAAGTTTTAGGAGCAAGGATACTACCATTCTGAATTAAATCTGGTGCTTTGACACTAAAGATCTTACTGCCAAATACTTCAGCATCATTGTTACCAGGACGACTTGTTTGACTGAACTTAGGAGTTGCAGTCATTGAATAAAATCGTTTGGAACTCTTACTGATATTCTTTACAGCATCAAAGAAACGACGATTAACGGCATTGTGCGCCTCATCAAGATAAGTTACATCAATATCAATCTCTGCTTGATGAATCTTATGCAAAGAATGATAAGTTGTAAAGATTACTTTAGATCCAGAAGTTGTTTCGCAGTAATATGCAAGTTCAAGAAAATTAGTGATTCGAGTATGCTCAGTGTCTCCACTGTGCATATGAATGATGTTAGTATTGCTAATAAACTTTTCAAACTCATTAGAAAGTTGTTGACATAACAAAATTTTGGGCGCGACAACAAGAATAGTAGAGTTTGGATTGTTTTGCAGTTGACGCATTGCATCTGCAATAATCATGATACTCTTACCAGCACTGGTAGGAGCAATCGTCAGCATACGATCATGCTGACCAGACAGAAGCATGAATTCATTCTGCTGTGGACGCAAAAAAGGAATCATGGAATTCAAATCAATAGATGTATTATAAACAAAAAATCCTGCTTGTGGGCAGGATCGTGTGACAGTTTTTAAAGTGTCTTTATTTAATTTTGTCGTACTGTTCTTGAATAAACTTTTCAAGATACTTTACAGGATCTCTTTGTCTATTTTTTTCAGCGATTACTTGGAGCATTTCATAAGTAACTGCTGAAATTTTTAGCGTTTTTGGTTGTGCCATACTTTATTATTTTTTAGATATTTATCAACCACCCCTTTCTCTCAAACTGCGTACAAGATATTCAGTAAAGGTTTCAAGTTTTTTTGGAACAACTGCTTGCGGCATTTGATTGATTGCATTTTTAAGTGCTGTCATCTCACGAAACTCTTCGTCTGTCAGATTGTTTCCTTTTGAAGGAAGAGTCATAGGTTTGCTCCCAAGATTATGTTCATATCCTAACACTATTTAAGGGAGTTGTGCGTTTTCTTAATATTCTCTTTGGGATTGATTAACAGTTCTTAATCATTAAAGAATGTCCCAAAATTACCACGACTTCCAGGTTTTCTATCTTCAAGCATATCCATCAGTTCTTCAATTTTTTTGCAATTTTCCATATCAAGGAGAAGTTGTGATAGTTGTTTTACTACTAATGGTTTTTCTGATGTTGACGCAACACGAATTGCAGCACGTAGATGACTCTCCGCTTCCAAAATATGATCAAGAGTTTGCTTCGATAATGCCATAATCAACACTCATCCATTCCTAAGGGTTTAGTTACTTTTCTCAATTCAAAACTACCGTCTCCACGGTCAATCCACTCTACTTGGTCTCCTTCTTTTAGATTTGCTGCTTCTAGCAAATCATCAGGGAACTCTACAAAACAATCACCAGAAAGTCCATCTACTTGAACGGGAAGTTGCCATTTCACTACTTTATCTTGAACTGGATAAATGTCTCCATCTTCAGTTACATGAAGTTTAGATTCTTCTGACCAATTATTGACATCTTCCCAAAAGTCATTCCAAGCACCTTTACATTCTAGTGAAGGATCATCTTTATCACAACTCAAGATTTCATTTAAATAATCCTGATATTTGGTATTATCAACACCACTATTCAAAAGTGCAAGAAGTTCATATGCTTCAGATGTTTTTTGTTTATATGTGTAATAGTTTTCCTTAACTACATCTACAATAGTGTTATAAATCTCCTGCGGTGTTGCTTCACTAGAAGACATTGCATCGTGCATCCAGTTCTCAAGATTTTCAAGAGAATACTTTTTGTAATCCATAATCAATCTTTTGGTTTAGGTTTAGAACAGTCGTGGCAGTAATATGAGAAACCATCACGGAAATACTTTACCACCTGGAAATGGTTTTCGTCAAGTGGTTTTGTCACTCCACACTTATCACAAATCCTTGTCTTTTTTGAGGGACTTTCGTACTCGCTTGAGTTCTTTGAGTTCCATTTTAATATTTTTGTAAGCAACGTCAGCATCTAATTTGCCTCCAATCTCCATTGCAATAATAATATCTACTCGTGTACCAAAATGTGCTAATGCGCGTTCGAATGAATCCAATTCATACATCTTTTTTGCTCCAATTCTCAAGAGTCAGAATATCTATACGAGCATCAACTGCATCAATAGAATTAGAAAGTTCATAAAAACAGTTACTATTTTCCACACTTTCTGCTTCAAGTACTTCAATGCGTTCTTGCAGTTCAATCAGTTTTGAATAAACATCATCAGTAAGTGGTTTCTCATTTGGAGAAACAAACCATTTAATAAATTTTTTAATCATACTAAACCAATCTCTTTAAGATATTGTTGATAACGCATAAAAGACTGAAGGCGAACAGGAACACCTAAACTTTCGCAACACTCAACATAACTATTAAATTCGTAATGTGGTGTTGTAGGATCTAATGCTGGATATCTTGAGTCATAATAACCTACAATTTTTCTAAAGTCAATCATTTAGCATAATTTTTTAAAGGAAACTGAATTAAATTTTCCCTGGACACTTCTTAAGTAAAGTTTAGTATGATAAGAATGAACTTCTACCTTTTCAACGTAATAAGTTGCACCTTCAATCAAAACTTTTCTTGGGTCATCATTACCTGCTCCCCAATTTAGTTGTTCCTCAGAACATCCAAGATAGATTACTCTATCACCTTTTCTTATTTCTTCCATTGAAGAATGGTCATCTAATGATATTTAGAGTTTGTAGTTATCTTTTGTAGAATATGTTTTAGATTCATTAAATCCTTCTTGAAGAGATTTAAGATACCAACGAGTACTACGAATAACCTCTTCTTCAGTGAGTGATGTAATAATACCCTTTCCATCGGGATAATGTGATTGCCAAGTGCCCCAGCGTTTTTGTTCAATATAAAACGCATCATCAATTAGTTGTTTTTCCATAATGATTTAGTTGTCGTTGGATTTCTATCTGCGTGCTGATCAAATGTCCATATAAAAACTTTTGGTATTCATTACCTTCCAATAGTTTCGTAAGGTTATCAATCTGCATCAATGCAAGAATGAGTTTAGTTTTGTCGTTCATTATTGCTCAGTTCTTCCAGACGGTCCATAATGACTTTGATGAAGTCATCTTCAGTCCAGGTATTGAGAATACTTTCTGTAGGAGAAGTCTCATCCCAGGAGATGGTGAGGGTTTGATCTTCATTTTCAGTTACTTGTATCATTTTTTGCGTTTTGTAGTGCTAGGAGTGTGCTTAACGGAATCCACGCGGGGTTTTCGTCCTTTACTTGTACCAGAACTTCCTTTACTTTTTGGTTTAGGTTTTTGTTCCACACTTCTCTTACGTTCTTTACTGGCGTCAGCGGGTTTTCCATCGCGATAATCAATTTTAAGAGTTCTCTTATCTAGTTTATACCTTTCTAGGTATTTGTCAAGGTGCTGTTCACAAGAAAAGAAACAGATCGTAGGATTTTTCTTTTCTCCAAACTCTAGACGATATGGATGATTTTCATATGGAAACAACTCTGTGCTAATCATCGCCCTGTAATGTCCTCAAAGTCTTGTACTTTTCCGTGTTTAAAATGTATCATACATCGTGGCCAATCTTCCCACTTCCCATCCCAAATTCCAGGATAAACCTCAACATAATCAGTCACATCACAAGGTTCTACTTTACCATGTTTTCCTGTTGGTATCCACTCAAAGTTTAGAAACCCACGTACAGGGTCATAACGTTCATCATCTTCACTAATCTCCTCAAAGTCGTGAGTTTCCCTATAAGTAAGTTCATACAAACAACCATCAGGTGCAATCCAATATCTTGCCATTGCACAAGCAAGTCCTTTGGTTTGCATTTCTACATTAGTGAATTGTTCTCCCAAATCATAAGAAGATTTTACATAATCAAAAAGGCCCATTAGTTTTTCTCACCAAGTTTAACAGGAAACTCCTCATCACTCAGATCATTATACAGCAACTTTGCAAAGATTTCATATGCAGGTTGTCTTGACTCTATTGCAGATGAAGTTGCAACACTCCACATAATCCTCAACTGGAACTTATCAGGTAAGGTCTTCATCATTCAACTCCACATCCTTTACAAGGTCTTTGATTCTATCAAAGAAGTCTTCATCAAGCGGAACAACTTTTTCTTTACCAGTATCTATATCATCCACCATTTGGAGCAAACTATCTAAGAAATGTTTGGGATAAATCTCATCTTCCAAACTATCCCAGAAGTATAAGATACACATCTCTAATGGGTCATCAGAAGCAAGAAGTGCATAGTCTTGGTAATTATTAAATACCAAATCTTTCCAATTTGCAAACGAGTACCAACAGTTGTACCAACCCTGAATGATACAGGAGTTCCAGTAATATTCAATCCAAGATAGTTTGACTTTCTTAGTATCAGTTCCTAGAAGTGGTCTTGAGAAAATCATTTTAACTTAAATAACGCGGTTTTCTATATTAAATTTAACATTATATATCCTTTTTTTTATTCTTCTTTCTATACATTCTCATATATTCTCTGTGATATTCTCTTTTTTCTTCTTCAGTAATATATGATAATATAGTATTATATCCATTTGCGATGGTATCATAATACTTCATCCAATAAGTTTCTTTTTCTAACTCATTTTCACCACTTTCAACTTTTTCTATTACTCCCCATATAAAGTTTTCTTTGCCGTACAGTTTCATATCCTTATAAAGTTTTATATTCTTACTCATATCCCTATCCCAAGAGGAGAGTAAAAAATGTGATGTTATTCTATTGTCAATATCTTCACTGCATCCAATATACTTTTTATTTGTTATAAGAGAATGAATACAATAGATGTGGGTTTCTCCACTCCTTTCTTTTATTTGTTTTCTTTTTCTTTCTCTACTTTGCTCTCTTTCCCTTTCTATATTTTTTTCATAGTATTTTTTTCTTTTTTCACTTCTTTTTTCCTTATTCTCTTCATAGTATTTTTTATCATATTCTTTCATTTTTTCTTTGTTCTTTTCTCTCCATTCCTTTTGATATTCTTTATTTTTCTCTCTCCATTCTTTTCTATATTCTTTCCTATCTCTATTATCTTTTTTCATAATTATTCTCTATTATAGTTCATTTATTTTCACACTATTAAAGATATTTTAGACGCTCAGTGTCAAAATAATAGAACTTCACGTCTTTCATATCAAGGCACATACGCACAGTTTCGTGCTCTCTGTGTTCTCGTTCTGTTCCTTTATATAGTCCTCTACGTTGATAAGCACAGCACCAAATGTTGTAGAAGATTTTAGATTTTTCATTCATTTACAATCAAGGAAGTAAGCATATCTTGCCGAATAATCAGGAGTGTATCTTACTACATTACATCCCCGATAAGTATCTACCACCTCAAACTTTCGTTCTGGTGGTGATGGTTTGCTTTCTACCCAGTTTGCAGAAGCATTCGCAATAAATGCTAAAACCGATACGAATACTACAAATCCAAAAACAAATCTAGAACCACTTATAAAGTCTAAAAGTGCTTCTTTATCATCAGGTTTCATTTCAATCCCCCCAAGGTGGTGTGCGATTCATAATCTCTCTAAATCTTTCTACTACTTTTGGGTCTGGTGGTTCATTTAGACGCTCCATAAGACTATCATAATCCTCGGCAGAAAGCAAGATGGTTTCTGGTTTTGTTCCTTTACCCCAAAACTTTTCAAACTCCCATTTGTAGTTCATATCCAAATATCCAGAGTTGAGAGAGTGCCAGAACTCTCCCCACACATGATAATCATCAAACCTGAAACCTTGGTGAGAAATCAAACGATACCACCACCATGCTGGTGTATACTTAATCGGTTTAAATCCGATTATCCACTTGTTTAACCACA